ACCGCAATACACACAAGAATAACCATCTCGTCTCATAATACGATGACGATTAACTCTGATACGTCTTGATTTAATTGATACGTAGTTTAAAAGACGAATAATTAGCGGTCTAACAAATTTACCAACACTTGATATAATAGGAGTATCTGCCGATTTAACAATCTCGGCTTTACCTTTATAAACCAAATTGAAACCTCTTTGTAATGAAGTTACGTTAATTGGATTATAATCCGCATTTAATACTAAAACACCTTGTACCATAATATAAACAAAAATAGATATTAATTTTAAAAAAAACAAATAAAAAATATTTTATTAATTATTTATTGGTATCTGTTTGACAATAAACATAAAATTTACCATATTTAATTATTATTTACAATGGACCCAAAAGACGGAATTCAGGAAGAATTAGTTGTTATAAATAAACAAATAGAATGGACTGAGGACGAGTGGGATAATTTCAATAGTGAATACTCAATAGGATAAAATATGTATTGCATAATTAAGTATATTAAATTAGAAAAAAAAGAACTTCCTGTTATTATCTTAAATTCTCAGGATGAAGTTTTAGAGTTTGAAAAAGAATCAGATGCTAATGAGTGGAAAGACATTCTTTCAATGAATTCGGATTCGGGATACAGATATGTTGTCAAGAAAATTTGACAATAAGTAATTTTACATTATATTTGTGAAACAATTCAAATGCCCCTGTAGGTAAAGGGATATACCCACTGCCTTCTAAGCAGTTATTTCTGGTTCGAGTCCAGACGGGGGTACCAAAACAAAAAAGAGGACTTCGGTCCTCTTAATCTTTATAATTTAATTCGGTGTCAACAATATGACCTGAATCTTTTCTAAACTCGGCATTTGTCGAATACCCAAAGAAGTGACAATCATCAACATTCAAAGTGTCAAGTGATTCAATTTCTGACCTACTGATATCGTACACTAAACATTTTTTGTTTTCTGTGATATAATTTATCAAATCGTCATCCATAACATCATCAACATCTATCATTTCAATTTGATTTAGTATCTTGTTATCCCACGATGCAATAAAGTATTGGGTGATACCATAATAATCTTCTTTATCAACATCTCCTCTACCCTCACAATTACTACATGTCTCTCGTCCTGAACCTCCACACCATGAACAATCGTCTTCGCCTGAACCTCCACAATCTCCACAATTTTCACGTCCCGAACCATTACAATCACTACATTCGTCACCTTCCTCATCCTGTCCGGTACCATCGCAGGTATCACAATCAATATCTCCTTCACCATCACAGTTATTACAATCGATATTACCTCTACCATTACATTCATCGCAATCAACTTCTCCATCGCCAGGACAGTCAGGACAATCTTCAGTTACGTCATCATCATCAACTGAGTAATATGTAAATATAAATAATCTATACATTATTGTATTAAGTACGATTTCCCTTTTATCTTCAGGTACTGGAACTAAAAAACACACATATAATAATTCTGTTGGGCTCATATTATGTGTGAATTTTTTATATAATTCATCATTTTTAAATAAACTATACACATCAGTTGGAGTCGAATTTTTTAACGATGATTTTTTAGATAGTTTATTTGACAATGATAGTATTCTATTTGTGTTCATATTTATAAATATGAAGAAAGAATTAATTAAAGAAATAAATAATTTTAGAAAGTATTCTGGATTATCAAACATAACCGAATCATTTGAATCTCATGTAAATGCCAACGAATTAAAGTCGTATTTACAAGGAATGGGGTATAATACAAAGTCAAGTATGGATGAAGTTGGGGACTTAACTCCAACCTTTTCAAATATATTAAAAAAAGTTGCAAAGAATTTAAAAGACAATTTACCTGATATAAAATTTACTTTTGGTTCAGGTAGAGATAAGTTTCACCAAAATTATCCGTCAAGTAGACACAACAAAGGTAATGCTATTGATGTTACATTTGTTGGTGGAGATAAAGACAATAGTAAAAATTTAAATGATATATCAAGAGTACTTTGTTCTGCCAGAGAAAATATCGATGGGTTTACTTTTATAGATGAATATACACACCCCACCGCTCACTCAACTGGAGGACATTTTCATATGTCATATTCTGAAAGTCAAGGAGATGAAAGTAGATATACTGACGCATTCTGTAAATCCTCTGAAGGTAGTTTAGAATTTGATAATTCTGAGGTTGAAGATTCTGAATCATCAGTAGGGGGTGAAATTAAACCAAATCCTGAAAAAGTATCAAAAGTTTTAAATATGTTCGGATTAGGATTTATTGCCAATATGGATTTAGATAAGGATGGAAAAACATTTGCAAGAGAAGTTAGTGATTTATTTGGAGGAGGAGATGAAAAAACAGAAGACCCTGAAAAAATTACAATAGGAGGATTCAAACTTAAAGATTTAATTCAAAGTGCTAAAGAGGCATTAGCTGAAGACATTAAAAACAAGAAAAAAATTATAAAGTAATTATTTCTCTATTTTTGTAACACTTTTATAATCCCAACTAATATCGTTAGTTTCAGAGTCATTTACATGAGTATTAGTATGATTACCTTCCCATACTGAAAAATTACCATCATTTTCAGCTCTTTGAGATATCGGTATTACATTACTTTTAGAATATGAAAATAATCTATGTTTATAAGTTACATTTTGATATACAGTTTCATTAACATCAATCTCAAAAGTGTATTCAGAGATTTGAGGTATCTCTAAGTCGGACTCAATTACCCCATCTTTAATTTTTGAGTAATTCATTGAATATAATGCAAATACAAAATCAATATCTTCATATTCCCCACGACCAAATCCCATTAATTCTAAAGTATATTCAATTGAACTGAAAACATCATCGTCACTTATATTATAAATCTTAGGGTCTTCAGAATCATTTTCTAATAAAACTTTGTATAAAGTTGATATTAACTTTTTTAATATTCTTTGATTGAAATTTTGTAGTTTGGATTGTGACATATGTTATAAATATTATTAAAATAAAAAATATATACGTCTCCACAGATATTTATCCATCTCCACATATTTATTAGTATGAATAAAAAATATAATGGTAGAAAGTTAAGTAAATGTACTTGTGATAATTGTGGGATTGAGTTTGAAAAACCTCAATCAGAGATTACTCGTAATTTAAAAATTGGACGTAGAAATTTTTGTACAAGAAGTTGTTCTGGCGTTGGTAATACTAAAAATTTTGGAAGCCGAAAAAACAATTATGATATTTCTAAACATTCGGCAAACTCGAGGGACGAGTTTACACCATTTAGATACCATTTTAGAAATTGTAAAAAAAGATATAAAGATGTTGATATTGATTTACAATACTTAAAGGAAATATGGGAAAAACAACAGGGGGTTTGTCCATTCTCAGGTGTAAAATTAGTTTTGAATGCGTACACAAATATATTTAAAGACCAAAGGTATTCAGCTTCATTGGATAGGATTGACTCAAATAAGGGGTATGTTAAAGGTAATATCAGATGGGTCTCAAGAGCGATTAATCATTTAAAAAATGATATGTCAGATGACCAACTAATTGAATTTTTAAATATTATTTCAGAAAGGTATAAAAAATAAAGGGACCGAAGTCCCTTTATCGAATAGTGGAGATGCCGGGGGTCGCTAAACATAATAAGTTTCCTTACTAACTGGACTATATCATCACCCTCAAATGTAGGGTGTCGGATTCTTGTGTGGTATTACATTAGAAGCGTCTAAATCCCACTAGTCTCTGCACCTTCCTCTTCCTGCGAGGCTCGGCTCAGTATTGTCATCAGCATTACCTGTTAAGAGTTCACTGAATTCTTCCGATTTTTAATAACATATTACTACGTTATGGGTCCAACATTAAACCCGGGTCCAAAAAAGTTTACCATAAAACACTACACGCTTAGGTCATTGTTTTTCTAAACAATCCGAAACTTCACAATTCCCTTATTTTATAGTGGTTCGGTTTACTGAGAACTAATCCTCCACTTTGTTTCTTTTTGGGTAGAAACCACACCACAACTACGACTTCTGTTGCAAGGTTGTATGTCTGCCGACCCCTAGTAGGTTAATCCTAGATTAAGCTACAGATACTTCTTCAGTACGGATTAAACCGAGTGTAGAAAGTTTGTTGATAACGTTGCCGTTTATAATTTGAATCAGTTTAGCGGAGTTAATTCAGCTCCGGCGTGCGTTTTATGACTAATCCATTCCTGTCAAAGCCAAAAACATCCCCATAAATCAAAGAACTATGATACAAAGATATAAATATATTCTCAAATACACAAGTATTTATAAATAAAAAAATATGTCGTTATTGCAATCATTAAAAGATTTCGCGGAAGGTAAGATTGATAAGAGAACCCTTGAGTTCTCAGATGATGATGGATTGATTAGAGTTGATAGGGTAAACCAAAATAATTTGGGTAAATCTTTAGTTAGTTTATATTTTGGTAATCGAGATGAGTATACTAAATTATTTGTCGGAAATGATGACCACTCAAATAACGAATATTATATGAACGTAGCTTTGGGTTCGTATTATGGTTATGATAATGTTTTTATTGATGCGGGTTATTTTGCGGACGAAGAATGGAATGAGGGGTATATCTACAGAAATTTTAATGAAGAAAATAAAGATAAATTTAAAAATATTTTAAAAAGAATTAACCCAAAAATGCACCAAAAGATGGTGGAAAATGAGGATGATACTGATGTTTATAAATTTATGTCAGAAACTTTTGATAGACAGATAAGTGAAATTTCTTATGAATATGCGTCGTTATATGACGATGCTTTGGTCGCAGGACTTCGTCAATATATTGGACAAAAAGTTTGTGGAAAACTTGACGATTATGGAATATATGAAAAAGTTTGTGGATTAAGATATTACACAACAGTAAACACATTAATTAGGTTTTGGAACACAACTGGCTCAGATGAAGACGAAACAATTTTGGAAATCTTAAAAGAATTTATTAAAAAGTACGATTTATATATTGACGAAGATTTAGGAGAAGATTACTACTCATATTATAGTCATGAAAATTTTAATGAAGAAGGATTTCAAAGAGATGTATCAAGAGAACTTGAAAAAATAGATGAAAAGATTGATGAGATGGAGGAAGATGGTGAGTTATCTAAAAATTTAGAAGTTTATGAAAAATTACAAAGTTTAGGATATCGTTTAGGCGAATTTTATAACTTACCAAAACAAAAAACATTTGGAGAGGACCCAAAAACATCTTTTAAAGTTGTCGACGTAACAGATGGTAAACTACAAGTTATTGAAAGAAATAATGAAACTTACCAAAGTGGAAAACGTATTTTTTCAATGGAAGATTTTTTATATTTTTTATACCACCCAACGTTGTTTGAATCAAAATTCTAAGTATCTTTGTTCTTATGATTGAAAACATTGATTTCCTTAAATCGGTACTATCCGTACCAACACATTCATTTCACGAAGACGAGATGATTGAGTATCTAATTAATTACCTATTTGAAAAAAAATACGACTACAAAATCGATGAAATGGGTAATATCTATGTCGTTAAAGGAACAATTAATGAAGGTGAATATTATCCATGTGTGGTAGCCCATACTGATACTGTTCACCCAATTGACACAATCAATGTTAGAGAAGAATCTCTACCCAACTCAAAGGGAGAATTAAGTTTTTCATTAAAAGCTTATAACAATGAAGGTAAACCTACCGGTATTGGTGGTGATGATAAGTGTGGTGTTTTTGCATGTCTTCAGTTACTTGAGGAGTTTGATGTGATTAAAGCGGCTTTCTTTGTATCTGAAGAAGTGGGGTGTATTGGTTCTAAAAATGCGGACCAATCATTTTTTAGTAACGTGGGGTATGCGATTCAATTTGACGCTCCGGGTGATTATATGGTAACAGAATATTGTTATGGTGTTAAGTTATTTGAAACCGACTCAATTTTTCATAACACATCTAAGCAAGTTTTAAATGAAAATATGTTATCTGAACCTGAGTTTATGAAACATCCATATACTGATGTTTGGCAGTTAAAAAAACAATTTGATTTTTCATGTATTAACATTTCAGTTGGGTACCATAGTTACCACACCAAGAATGAATATGTGGTTGTTGATGAAGTTTTTGCGGGGGTTAAATCAGGGATGAAACTAATTGAAGAACTTGGACTCAATAAATACAAGTTTAAACAAGAATACCCTAAAGGGGTTTTTTAAAATAAAAAAGGGAGATTATTCTCCCTTTTTCTTTTTAACACTTTTTTTCTTTTTAATTTCTTCTATTTGAACATTATCATCTTTCATAAAGACGTTATATTCTTTTTCATTTTCTACCGTACCTTTCAAAACTTCGTCCGAAATAAAATCTTCTAACTTCTCTTGAATTGCTCTTTTTAAAGGTCTCGCCCCATAGACCTCATCAAAACCTACATTTGATATAAAGTCAATAACTGAATCATCAAAATTTATTTTATATCCTAAAGAGTTTAGACGGTTAGTCAATTTTGTCATTTCAACCATAACAATCTTTTTAACGTCTTCATTTTGTAATGTATTGAAAACAATTATTTCATCTAATCTATTTATAAATTCAGGTGCAAAATATGTTTTTAATTCTTTATTTAACATATTCTTTTTAACTTCTTCATTAGCGTAAACATTATTAGATTTTGAAAACCCTATACCTGAACCAAATTCTTGCATTTTCTTAACACCTAAATTTGATGTCATAATTATCAAACAATTTTTGAAATTGATTTTTCTTCCAAAACTGTCGGTCATATAACCTTCATCTAACAATTGAAGTAATGCTGAAAAAATATCCTTATGCGCTTTCTCAACCTCATCAAATAGTACTACTGAATATGGTTTAGTTTTAACTTGTTCAGTAAGTTGACCACCCTCATCATATCCTACGTAACCTGGAGGAGAACCAATCAATCTAGAAACTGTATGTTTTTCTTGGAACTCGCTCATGTCAACACGAATCAGATTTTCATCACTACCAAATATTTGTTTAGCTAATTCTTTAGCTAATAATGTTTTACCAACACCTGTTGAACCCAAGAAAATGAAAGAACCAATTGGTTTGTTAGGGTCTTTAATACCTAATCTATTTCTTCTTATAGATTTTGCAATTTTTTTAACTGCCTCAGATTGACCTATAACAGATTTTTCTAATTCTTCTTCTAAATTAACAAGTACATTTTTATCATCTAAACTAAGTTTGGTTAATGGTATTTTTGTCATTGTTGATACGACTTCATAAACCAATTCCTCCTCAACGTCTTTTCTGTTACTCAATAATTCCTCTTCAAATTTTTTCTTTTCAACATCTAATTGAGTGATAATTTTTTTCTCCTTGTCCCTTAAATTTGCCGCCTCCTCGTAGTTTTGTTTTTTAACTACAATAAGTTTTTGACTTCTAATTTCTTGAGCTTGTTTTTTTAGGTCCTCGATTATCTCGGGATTTTTAACGTCAACCTGAGCTCTTGCTCCGACTTCATCCAAAATATCAAATGCCTTATCAGGGAATTCCCTATCTGTAATATATCGTTCGGCCAAATCAACACATAATTGTAAAATATTATCGGGATAATTTACTCTATGGTAATTTTCATATTTATCTTTAATGTTTTTTAGTATTTGAAATGTTTCTTCTTTTGTTGATGGACTGACCACAACTTTTTGAAATCTCCTATCTAATGCTCCATCCTTCTCAATTTGTTTTTTATACTCGTCAAGTGTGGTTGCCCCAATACATTGAATTTCTCCCCTTGAGAGGGCGGGTTTTAAGATATTTGATGCGTCAAGTGAGCCTGAAGCGTTACCTGCACCTACTATGGTATGTATTTCATCAATAAATAAAATCACGTTTGGATTAGATTGAATCTCTTCTAAAATTACTTTCAACCTCTCTTCAAATTGACCACGATATTTTGTTCCGGCAATTACTGAATTTAATTCCAAAGATAAAATTCTTTTGTCAATCAAATTTCTTGGACAATCACCATCAAATATTTTCATAGCCAAACCTTCTACTATTGCAGTTTTACCACAACCTGGCTCACCAATTATAATTGGGTTGTTTTTCTTCCTTCTCGATAGTATTTGAGCGATTCTTAAAATTTCACCTTCTCTACCGACAACTGGGTCTAATTTACCTTCTTCAGCTAATTTAATTAAATCTCTACTAAAATTATCCAAAACAGGAGTATTTGAGTTAGTTTCAATTTTTTTGGAATTTTTCATTCCGTCTTCTGATGATTCTGTCATAGTGTTTTTTTTAAATTGTAATAATAAATGATTTAAAATTCAATGTTTACGACCTATCTTTAGTTATAATATTAAAATTATGGCAATAAAAAAAGAAACTATTAACGGAACAAAAATTATTTGTGAAATTGAATCTTCAAATATTAACAGTGCAGAATTCGATACTGCTACAGGTAAACTATTAATTGGATTTAAAAATAATGCTCAATATGAGTATGAAGAAGTCCCTATGCAAATTTTTACAAGATTTAGAATGGCCGAATCGCAAGGTTCTTTTTTCAGTAAAGAGATTTCAAAAAAATACAAATACAAAAAGATGTAATCTCCAAGTATTTATTATTGTGAGTAACGAAAAAATTTTAAAAAGTTTTGAAGTCAAAAATGAATTGAATCCTAAATTTTGGAGTAAAGACAAAAAATTAAATCCAAAAGTTAGAGAGCGTCTATTAAAGATTGCTCAAGAATTTATTGACTTTCTTACAGTTCCTGTAGTTGTTGAGGACATCTTATTTATTGGTTCCTTAACTAACTATGGGTGGTCGGATTATTCTGACATTGATTTACATATCTCTGTAGATTTTAATCAATTCCCTAAAGAAAATTTAGAACTGTATGAAGAATTTTTTGATGTAAAAAAAGTAATATTTAATACAAACCATGATATTAAAATCTTTGGGTTTGATGTTGAGCTTTACGTCGAAGATTCAAACAAAGGAAGTTATAGTAATGGAGTATATTCTGTATTGTATGATGATTGGAATATTGAACCAACAAAGGAGAATGTTAAAATAGATAAAGAAGTTTTAAAAAAGAAAGTTAAGAACTGGACAACTAAAATTGATAAAATCATCGATAACGCAACTCTTGACCAATTCGACGAAACTGTAGAGATGTTAAAAAAAATTAGAAATAAGTTAGGTGAATATCGAACTTCAGGATTAAAAAATGAAGGAGAATTTTCATACGAAAACTTAGTTTACAAATATCTTAGAAGGAGTGGTCATTTAGATAAATTAAGAAATTTTAAAAATGAAATGCTAGATAAAAAACTTTCACTAGCAGAACAGAAGTACAATTTACTTAAATTTTAAAAAAAACTGATTTATTGGTATATTTATTAATAAAAATTATTATGCCAACATATTCTTCAGGTACATATACTTATCAAGTTATAAACGCAACCACGGGAGCTTGTGGTACATGTACATCAACATTGTCACCTCATCCTGTATATACAAGACCGGATGGAACTGAAGTGGTACAATTAACATCCGTAACCATAGGTGGCGTAAATGGATTAAATAGCTAAAAAAATTAATAAAATGAGTAGATTAAAACCATTAGGTAGTGAAAAACTACAAGGAGATGAAAAATTAAGAAGAATTTTGGAAATTGCAACATATAAAGAAGTTCCAAAACAAATTATTAATGAAACGTCGACTACAGAGTACCAAGTAAAATTGGCGGACGGTAATTTGTATGAAATTACTAAAGAGAAAATGGGTTATGTGATTAAGAAACAAATCTCCGAAGGAGTTTCAGATTATATTGAACCTATGAAAAATAGAAGACATTATAATTCATATTCAGCCGCATTCAAGAGATTAAATTTAATTGCTAAAGAAGTTAATACAATTACTGAAACAACTGAAGGAATTTCTCTTTTTACGGAACAAAAAAAATATACATTAAAGACACCACAACCTGAGATGCCAGAGCCATCTATGGACGAGCCACCAATGCCAGAACCATCACCTGAACCGTCAACACCTGAAATGCCTTCAGAAGAACCAATAGGTCCAACAGAACCTGAAATGGGACCATCTGAGGATTTACCTACAGACGATATGTCTTCAGAAGATATGGGTACGGACAATACCGATGATGAAGATGTAACGTTTAAAACAATACAAAAACTTACAGGTAAATTGGCTCAAAAAATCAGAGATTTACAAAATAATGAAGAAGAAATTTCATCTAAAGACGCGAAATATGTAATCAACTCAATTCTATCAGCAATAAGTGATAATTTAGATGATGAAGATAAAGAAGATATCATTGATAAATTAGAGAATGAGGACGAAGACATGGAAGAACCAATGGGTATGGATAATGAAATGCCTTCAGACGAAATGCCTTCAGATGAAATACCTTCAGACGAAATGCCGACTGAAGAACCAACAGGTGAAATGAAAGAAGACGATTTCTTGGGTAAAGTTTTTGGTAACATATTCAAAGAAAGTCAAGTGGACAAAATTTTAAAAGGATATTTTGTAATTAATGAAAGTGAGAAAAAATTTGTTGAGAATAAAAACAAAATTAAAAAAACTGAAATTAAAACAAAATTCAGAAATAATGTTAAAGAAGTTAACAGATTAAGTGAATCTGAAAAACAAAGGCAAACTGCGAAAGATATTCTTAAAAATTTCCCACAAATTAATTTTGTAGGAAAGAGTAACAAGGGTAACTTGGTATTTGAAAACAAAAATAAACAACTCAAGGTATCACCAAATGGTCAAATACTATGAGTTTTTTAGTGTTTGTTAATGGATTAGGTTCAAACTATAGAGGAAATAAAATATACGAATTTATTTTTTCCGATAGTAAAGAAGTATGGGGGGATGATTGGGATACCGTTCCAGCAAATGGAAATCCAACATCACCAAACATAAATGAAATTAAAAAAGTAGGAGTGTTGAATAGAGAAGACATAGATATGGAGCTCGTTCAAAACTCCGATTTTTTTTGTATGAAAGACGCAGTTGACAAAGTTGTTGCACTGGCATGGGAAAGTGATAAAGATATTGATGATAGAATTGTTTTTCATTACGGTATGACAGAACAAGAAGTCAAAGATAAATTATATGAAAAGGATATTATCCTTGAATTTTATAAAGAATTTCAAACAAAATGAGGACAAACAAAAAAATTCAAGAAATGTTAAAAGTTGGGTTCAGTAAAAAAACTTTAAGTAAGTTAAGTGAATCTCAACTAAATTTGCTTCATAAAAAAATTATTAAAGAGGCAACAACCGAATACGATTTAAGTAAAGAAGAAGATAGAAAACTTTACAAAGAAAAAACAGGTAATGAGGTAACAAATGACGGTAAAATTAAAGTAAGTGGTGAACTAGGTGAGGCAGATACTGTTTATCCTTTTTCATCTGCTGGTGAGGTTATTTGTACAAATATTGGGGGTAATAAGTTTGATGGGTCTTCATGTAGGACTATAAATCCTGATGGTAGTTTTTTAGAATATAATTTTGGTAATGATAAAGACAGGGTGAAAGCTGCGGAGGCCATGGGTGGTAAATATGAAGGTGGGGCGGTAAGAGTTCCACAAAATGAATCAAGAATTATGGAAAGTAAAAAAAGTAAAAAGAAAAATCCATGGGCAATTTGTACAGCAACTATGGGAGAAAAGTTTGGTACAACTGAAAGAAGTGAGTGGACTACAAAACAAAAAAACAAATACGAAAAATGTGTTTTAGGTGTTAAAGAAAAAATTGAAGAAGGTAAAAATCCATATGAGTTTATTTTAGAAATGAAAATGGATGAAATACTTAAAACTGCTTTAAGCCCTAAAATGTCAAAATCGGATTTATTAGAAACCGTAAGAAAATATAAATTAGTATCAGAAAATAGTCCTGCGGAGCCAAGAACTAAACCAAAGCCAGGTGTTAAACCTGACACAGACACTGATTTTGACCCGTTTATTTTACCTGACCCTGATGACCAACCCGAAGCTAATTCACCTGAGCCAAGAACAAAACCAAAACCTGGTGTTAAACCCGATACTGATATTGATTTTGACCCATTTAACGACCCCGACCCAAATGACCAACCTGAAGCAAACTCACCTGAGCCAAGAACAAAACCAAAGCCTGGTGTAAAACCTGATACGGATACTGATTTTGACCCATTTATATCTCCAGACCCCGATGACCAACCTAAGGCGGGCT